ATTCTTGGCGACCAATCAAATTGTTCAAACGAAAAATTACCAGTAGCTGCATCACGAATTAAGGCATGAGGCATTGTTGATTTATTAAATTTATATGGTTCTAAAGGCCCGACTGTTTCTCTCCAAATACCAAAACCAAAACCTGTACCATTAGAAGTTTCAAATTTAACGTAATAGTCATCCAGCCTTGTAGTTTTAGATCCCTGCACCTTAACAACAAATCCGTCTTCACATAATGTAGGTAAGTCGCTAATAGTATCTATCGCTCCTTTGATTGCTTTTGTAAAAGTTCCAGACTTAGTATCACTACTTTCTAAAACAAAATCAGCTCCAGCTTGATTTTCTATTCTGATAATGTATTGATCCACAGTAAATACCCAACCGCTAGGTAAGGCACTTGCTAGGTCATTTCTTAAATCAGTAGCGATTGTACCTGAGTTTGGTAATGCACCACCCACAGCAGCAGTTGTAAACGATGCAGTTGCTAAAGTACTGCTTCCATTAGCACTTTTTATTTTTACTTCGTAAGTCGTATCATAATCAGCAGCTTTTATAAAAACAATACCTTTTGCTGACACATCTGGAGATAATTCATTAAACCTACAATTACCGCTAGTACTTGCAGATGCACCAACTAATGTAAATTGATTAGCATTTACAACAGTTGCAACATATGTGCCGTCAACACTAGATCCTGACGTAAAATCTATTTGTATTTTTACTCCAGAGGTTAATCCATGAGCGTTAGAATTAACAGTTATTGTTGTGCCTGATTGCGTGTAAGTACCAGCATGATCCATTGTTACAACTTTTTCTCTGTTGCATATAAAAGTGTAGTCAGCTACTGACGCAATTCTAAATTTATCTGCTGGTTCTGCTGTATTGGCTATATCTAAATAATCAGTTCCGTTAGGAGTTGCGATTGTTTGTGCATTACCATCTAAATCAAATACATCTATAGCTCCATCTCTAATCATTATTAAATATTGTATAGTTCCATCTCTATCTACAACTTCAACAAAAGGATGTCTAGATCCAACTGATCCGTTCAGTATCTTTTTTATATGATTAAATGGAGGACGTTTAGTTAATCCTTCTACTGGAGAAGATAAACAATTTATAACTGATTCTGCTTGTGAAGCTAATCTTAATGCTGGAGGCTGTTGACTAACCCCATTAATCATGTTGGGAATAGTACTACTAATTAATGCCATCGTTATCTTTCCATAACATTAATAGGTCTAAATCCTTGAACTGGATGACCCTTTCTAGCATGACCTCTTAACATATTGTGTTCGCTTAAAGTTGTCTCTTCTTCTATAAATTGCGTTCTAGCTTCTTGCTCTAATACCATATTTATCTCTGTCAGATCTTTACTTCCAATCATATTCTCTTGTAATTCCTTACCAGCTTTATGCGTTATATAAACTCTAGCGTGTTCTGGCAAGTCATCCCATTCAAGAATAACAGTCATGTCTGCTTTTAAATCTATTGCAAAGACATAAGTATTATTTTTTCTGTCGTATAACCTACTTCCACGTTGCACAACATCAACGTCATAATATTCGTAAGGATCAACAACAACTCTGCTGACATTAGTTCCAACTGAAATCTGATTAGTTGTAGAATCTCTAGTTAATGTCATTTGATAGTCAGTATTAAATGACCACCCTTCTGCTTGTACTTTGCGACTAACACTATCTAAAGTTTCTTCTGCTAGGTTTCCCAAACCAAGAAGACCTTGCAAAGAGTTTAATGGGCTTTCGCCCATCATTTGCAAAGCCTTATTGACTGCTTGAAGTTTAGATGTTCTTGCAAGTACCATTTATTTTCCTTTTTTGGGAGGACGACCTTTTTTAGTTCCGTAAGTTCCTTTTCCTTTAGGCATAATAATAAGGGAGTAAGTGTACTCCCCTATCATATCTACTTATGAGTTAGCTGCATATACTTCAATAGCACAATCAGGACGTAAGACCCCTGTACCATGAACCATAGAACCGACCATAAATGTACCTTGATACATTGCGGAAACATCATTTCCTGTTTGCTGCATCTTAAGATCCATTAACTTAACTGTTCCAACTGCATCTGGAGTAAATGCCAAACCAATGTTATCTGTATAGTTAGCATGATAAGTGTTGTTTTCTCCAGTTACTGCGGATCTGTTTGACTTAGGTAAGTGATTAGATTTAATAATCGTAATACCAGCAACCTTAAGAACAGTTCCATCAGCATATGCTCCAGATCCACCCCAATCTCTGTTAAGAACATCAGTTGTTCTTGCAAGCTTGTAGTAGTTTGCTGGATCAAGTGCAAAGTATCTGTTGTTTTCTGGAATGTTATTGCTGTCAAATGTTTCAGCAATAGTCCAAAGAGCAGTTACAAGATCAGCACCAGTAACAGCTGCAACAGCAGCAGCGGTGTTTGCTGTACCAGACTTAAGAATCTTAACTCTTGTACCACCAGCTAAATCTGTGTTGAAGTTTGTACCAGTTCTAGCAGCCTGACATATTACAGCAGCTACGTTTTCATCAAAGCGATAGGCTAAAGCATTTCCCATCTCCTCTGTATATTTTGACCTTACATCGTAATGGTTCATAGCTTCTTCGATGTCCGCTAGGAAAACATTACTTACAAGTTTGTCATCAATATTTATGGTAGCTTCAGCGTGTTTGATAGCTGAACCAGTAAGTTGCTCGCCCACAGCATGATAGCTAGTACTAGCGAGTCCAATAATTGGAAATTGTGCTGATTTTCCAGATTGAATTGTTCTAACTGTGTGTAATGGCTCGAAGATTGTAGCCTTTCTAAATGCTGAAAGTACCTCTCCGCTCCAAACTTTTAAGAATAAATCTTTGTAGCCAGTACCTGTATTGTTAACCAGACCTAGCCTACTTGGACTAAAATTAGCCATAGGAATTTTGAAATAAAATTGGGATTAACCATCCTTATTTCACTTAGTCTGATTCCCCTCAAGGATGCTATGTGTAATAAATAAGTATAAGGTTATGTTAATACTATCAAAAAATGAACGAATATCTACCGCATCTCCCAGAAATAGATGTATTAGTACCGCCTAAAACAATTTTTTATCCGCCTGTGGCAGACGTTCCATATCTAGATCCAATTCTTTTACCGAGTCTGGAACAAGTTGAGTCGGGTTTGGCAGATCAGGAATCTTCTGCTGAAGAAGAAACAACATCTTCAAAGGGGGAAGAGTTACAACTAAAACCAGAGACAATACCGACAAACTTGCCAAACACCAAAGAAATTTTATCAACTGAAGACGCTATAGCTACGTTCAATATACCATTTTTTGGAGAAATGCCTATTCCCGCTCCAGAAGTCATTGCATCCTCTGTGATCGCTGCGGGAACTGCAAGCGTTGTGAGCGTGGCGGGCGGGATCGCCATGCAAAGCGTATTAGCTTTTATCAAGAAAACATTTAAGAAAATGTTTACTAAGGTTCTGAAGAAAGAGGTAAAGGATCTGCAAACAAAGAAGGATTAGCTTTTACATAAGTTCGTATATTGATGACATCTGCACATATGTATGCGTATTTAGAGGCAGGGTTAATCATGTATCCTGATGCGTGAAGTTGCTGGCATTTCAAAATACGAACTAGGTGCTTATCATGCACTTGCTTGTCTAGTTCTTCTTTGGCTAGGTCTAGCTTTACTTTTGATAATTCATTACAAGTTTTATTATCTCCAAGCGGGATCATAAAACTCATTTGAACTCCCCAACCTTCATTGATAGAATATGTATCCTCTCCTTGTGCATCATTTCCTGTATAAAAAGGAGTTACAGCCATAGTTGGTTGACTACAAACTAAAGATCCAAACTGCTGTTTACCTGTCATTCCATTATTAATATTCATATTTTGGTTAATAATACTGGAATTACCAACAGCATTAGGTTGTGCCTGTACGTTGGTATCTCCTTCTGCTCTTACTTGATTACTGACTAAAGACAGACAAAGAAGTAATAACGCTTGTAGTCGTAATCGCATCATTCTGTGTAATCTTTTCAGTCATTTGACTTGCTGCTCTGGTAGTAACAGATAAAGACCAATCAGAAGTAACAGTCTTTGGTGTAAAGATTGCATCTGAATGAGCAATTCCTCCAGAACTAGCACTTGTAACTTCTATATTAGACGCTTCCCAAGAATTAATTGCTGCCCCATATTTCTCAGTCACTACTGAGCGGGTAATTGTCTGAGTAGTATTTTCTGTGCGGTTGCTAGAACCAGTAGTCCAAGAAGGTACTCCATTTGCGTAACAAGGTGCAGCTATAAATAAACCTAATAAAATTAATTTTCTCATGTGATACCTACTGTATTGTCTTTATTATCTACTATCTTACTGCTGTTGCCACCCTTTTTCTTATTAACGGAAATGCCATACGAACCTAGCACTCCACTTGTCAAGCCAGCTAAAAACGCTCCATCGTTCCTAATCTTATCCATGTATCCAAGAGTCATCATTGCTAACGACCATACCAAAATCATAAACCTGACTCCATGACCAAAAAGATCAGCCCAATCTGTTCCTTCTTTTTCTTGTTCTTCCATAGAAATCAATCTATACTACACTCATAGTAACCATAGATTCTTAAAATGATTAGTCTAATTCGTCCAATTATTTTTGCTTTCTTAAAAAGTAAAAGTGTGTCTATTTTAGTTTGTGATCTTTTAGAAGCATTAGCAAAGCTTAGTGAAAACAAGCTAGACGACCTTGCAGTTGCTAAAGTAAGGGAGATGTTATTGGAAGACAAGTAATGTGTGGAGCTTACCAACAAGAAGATAATAATAAATTAAATAGAGAAGCTGCTAATAGAATAAAAGATGCTGAAAATATAGGTGTCTTACAAGGTCAAATAGACAATAATAATTCTTATGGTCAATTTCTTAATGATGCTAGTGCTGCTCCAAAGAACGTATTAGACATTATGGGTAACTTTAATAAAAGAAATTCAGCGTTAGATCAAATAATGAAAGACCTTTAAACAGGTTGCGTAGGAAAAACTGATACACAATCTACAGGAAAATGTAGCATCTCCCAATCTTCAGAACCCATAGCTGATTCCCAAGCATTGCGTTGGTCATATGCAATAACGACTGTTTGAAAACCACCAATATTTTTGCTTCCTAGATCTCCGCAATAAGTTCTTGGTATTCTTATGCACCATGCTCTTGGCCTTAAAATTTTTTCTCTTTTAATGTCCTGTGACACGATTCCACTTTCCTGTTGTGCTTGGATGTCCGAGCTTTTCAAGCGGGATACCCAAGACTTGTGCATCCAAAGCGTTTTCCAGATCCCCCCTGTGAGCAGCCAGTTCCAAATCCCATAGTTCCATTTCCCGATCCTTGATAGCCCTATCTTCATCTATTGCTAATGATTCATTCCAATATTCCACCGCTCCAGCTAAAGAGTCAAGTCTGTCATCGTTTTGTAAACAGTTTCGATCAACAGTTATATGAGTCATTTGATGAAATAATTGATAACCTAAAGCCTTATCAACAGAATCTTCATCTCTAGGTTTTGCATCATTTTCAATAACCGACCTATTAATAATTAATCTATGCTGGTTCATTACTGGTTCTAATGCATTTATTATTCTTCTTTCTTTTTG